ACTACCTACTATAGTCCAAGCAACACAAGAAATGGTGGTTGGGGCGGAAGCGGAATTGTTGTAATAAGTACACTGCTAACAAGCGATTCTCCATTAGGATTAATGCGTTTTAACACTGACCTAGGCGATATTGAAATTTGGGATGGTTATGAATGGAATAGTTTTCAACCATTTAATGGAACGATTACAGCACAACTAGCAAGTCCAAGTAGACTAGCACCGAGTTCAATTATTAATGCATACTCTGGAGATCTAAGTGGCCGTGTGGTAATGAATTTAGGCGCACAGTATGTGACAATTCCATATACAGGATGGTATCGTATTGGTGCATATGGCGCACAAGGTGGATGTAATTCATCACGTCGCGGTGGCGGGGGTGCAGCCGCAATTGGCGATTTTAGATTACTTGCTGGGCAAGTTATCAAATGTGTCGTAGGCTCTAGTGGTGGCAATCACACAACTGACTGTGATAGCGGTGGAGGTGGTGCAACTTATGTGCTACAACAACCATACGATACAGTAGACAGTATTTTAGTTATTGGAGCCGGTGGCGGTGGTGCAAGTAACACTTATAACAGTGTGATTGGATCAAGATTTAAAACTAATCAAGAAGGTGCTGACGGTAAAAATGCCAACAGCGGAAGAAGTGCCGTATCAGGCGACGGCGGCGATGCTGGCACTGGCGGGAATTACGGATCACGTAGCAAAAGCGGTTCAGCAGGAAACCCAGGCGGCGGCTTCTTTGCCGGAGGCGGAGCAACCAATCCAACATGGTCTAGCACTAGTGGCGGTTGGTGTTACTTAGACACTACACCAGGCCTAGGCGGAAACTCAAACAATGCTAACTCGTACGGCGGATTTGGTGGAGCAGGCGGAGGTGGTGGTCACGGCGACTGCTTTATTTCCGGAGGCGGTGGTGGTGGATTTAATGGTGGCGGAACACGTATTCAATATACTAACACGCACGGAGGCTGTGGTGGCGGAAGCTATAACAACGGCTTAAATCAAGAAAATCTTGGTGGTATTAACTGGAACGGAAAAACAGGTTCTGCAGGTAATATGGGTTATGTAACTATTCAAAGGATTAGATAATGCAAGAGTTTACAACAACAACAGAGTCTATAGAGTGGTTAACAGCTGAAGAATATCGCGTACTAGTACTTAGAGCTAAACATCACGAGTATTGTGAAGACTATTTTTTAACTACATTTACAGATTATGCCAATGCAAAAACAAATTATGAATTTGCCTGCATTGATGAAGAAATTTTTACAGATGAAATTACATTTCACAATCACGAAAAAAGATATATAATCGGTATGGGTGCTCCTATTCCAATCGAAAGACTTGACGAAATATTAAACGACTGAGATAAACTATGGCAATTTTAAAAAATGTAAAATTTAACAATACCGATACTGTGTCTATACCAGCAGGTACTACTGCTCAACGTCCAACGGCAATATATTCAACTCCAGGATCTTATACTTGGACTTGCCCAGCAGGTGTTACAAGCGTTGACATACTAGTAGTTGCAGGTGGTGGAGCTGGCGGAAGCAACTTAGGTGGTGGTGGCGGAGCTGGTGGTGTTGTATATCAAACTGCCGCAACAGTTAGCCCCGGAACTGGTTATACAGTAGTAGTAGGATCAGGCGGAAGAAATATTACCAACGGAACACAAGCAGGTATTGCAGGTATTTCTGGCGGCAACAGTTCATTTAGCGGAGCAGGTTTTTCAACTATCACTGCCAACGGTGGCGGTGGTGGTGGAGCAGGTGCAAATAACGTTGCAGCCGCTTCAGGCGGAAGTGGTGGTGGTGGTGGCGGCTATGGATCAGTTGGCGGCAACGCCGGTGGTGCCGCAACATCAGGAACAGGCGGAACTGCAAGATATGGATCTGCAGGTGGTGCCGCTGGCGGCGGTGGAAACTATCCAGGCGGTGGCGGTGGCGGAGCAGGCGGAGCAGGCGGTGCGCCTCCTGCATCTTCATCACCTGGCGGAAACGGCGGACCCGGCATAAACATTCCAAACTTTGGAGCATACTACTGGGGTGGAGGCGGAGGAGGCGGATGCTATGTTAACGGCAACTCTGGCAACGGAGGAGCCGGTGGCGGTGGTGGTGGCGCTTCTGGCGGAGGTGGCCCTGACACAGATCAAAGTACTAACCCATGGACTAACGGTTCAGGTACAGCTACAACCGTAGGTCAAGGTAGCTATGGCGCTCAACGCGGCATTAGTATAGGCATGGACGGTGGATTTAATCAACCATTCTTAAGTGTTACAAAAACAGACCATTGGTATTCAGGCGGCCAAGGCGGCGAATGTACTGGTGGAGGAGGCGGTGGTTCTACTCACCAAGGACGTATTGGCGGACACGGTGGCAACGGTTATGTATTAATTCGTTGGTGTGATCGTGGATTTATGCGTTATAATACTGACTTCCAAGTTACAGAATATTTTGATGGTGCTGTTTGGAGAAACATTGACAAATCAATGGTTGGATGGAGCACTGGTGCAGAGATTAAACAAGTAGGTTCTGATGTTGTACATATTTGGCAAAGTCCTGGTACACATTATTTTTACCCGCAACATACAGGTGATGTTAGACTACTAGTAGTAGGTGGCGGCGGTTCGGGTGGAACAAGCTCATCTAACTGCTCTGCTGGTGGCGGCGGAGGTGGCGGAGTAGCTGACCGTGTACACTCAGTAGTTGCAGGCAACACATATACCATTACAGTAGGTCAAGGAGCATTAGGCGGAACTGTTGGATCAGATGGCGGTGGTGATAATAGTTTTTTAGGTCGTACAGGTACACATTCACAATTCGCCAACTCAAATTCTACAAGCATTGTAGTGGGTTATGGCGGCGGTGGCGCAGGCGGCGGACAAAACCGTAACAATGGTTTACCAGGCGGTTCTGGCGGCGGTGGCGCATGGGGTAATAGCGCGGCACCTGGCGGACAAGGCCGTCAATACGGAGCACCATTTAACTCTAACTTTGGCAATGCTAACCTAATGTACGCTGGCGGCAATGACGGTGGTACTGCAAACGCCAGCGGCCCCTCATGGGGTGGTGGAGGCGGAGGCGGAGCTGCCGAACGTGGAGTAGACGGATTTGGTACAAGTGGAGTAGGATCATCTACAGGCGGTGGCGGTAAAGCAACAGGTATTACCGGTGAAACTAGATACTTTGGTGCAGGCGGTGGTGGTGCATGTTGCGGTAGCGGACAAGTTGCTGGCCTAGGCGGTCAAGGCGGTGGTGGAAACTCTTACAACTTTAGAGCAGGCGGCCATGGAACTCACGGAACCGGTGGTGGTGGTGGCGCTGGATCATACAACGGTGGCGGTTATCAGACCGGCGACGGTGGTGGTGGCATTGTGGTAGTTCGTTACTTGAGCAGAGATGTAACTATTGGAAATAGCCAGACAAATCCTGCTAGATCAGCGGCACAGATTAAAGCATACGACCCAACAGCACAGAGCGGCCTATACTGGATCACAGACGGAACAAGTACACAGCAAATTTATTGCGACATGGACTACGACGGAGGGGGTTGGATGTTAGTGTCATCAAATGACGCTAGAGACACAACTATTCCAAGCGGAACTAGCAGACAAAATCAGCAATACGAATTAGACAGACCAAGTATAAGTCAAACTGCCAACGGTAATGCTCTAGTGGGCACAGTAGGCATTGATCCAAACGGTGACTATATTATTGGCGGTATTATCAACAACTTGCCATTCTCTGAAGTACGTGTATGGGCATGGGGTCGCGGATCTACAAATAATACATATCGTTGGCCTGACAATTTAGGCAATACAGTCAAGGCTCGTTGGGGACTAACAGCAACTGGTTCTAGTAGATTGAGCGAAGTCCGTAATAGACAGTTTGTCTTCATGTCCGGTACTAACGTTCCTCGAGTAATATACACAAACGGTTATGTTGGTTCTTGGGCAGTATCAACTAACGCCGCTTGGTATTCGTTAGATTCTAATAAAGTTGATAGATTGAATGGTGGCTATACTTCTAACGCAAACCAATGTACAATTGGTGGAGCAGGGGTACAAGGCTCAAGCGGTGATCCAACAACTGGTTGCTATTTAGGACACGGATCATCAGAAGGTACGTTTGAAGGTTGGTACGATGCATACGATAGTGCTGCCGACTGCCAGGGTTATTCAACATGGGTAAGATAATATGACAACTGAAAATATAAATTTAGGAATGGGTTCAGAAAAGCCAACACATGAAAATCCTCCAGAGCAACAAGTACAACTACCCGAAGGAACCATTGACAATCAAGGAAATCCCATTGTCGTTCATGCAGATCATACACCTGGAGATCCTAGCGGCCCTAATCAAGGACAGTAAGCATGGATGAATCAACGTTTGATAAAATTTTTGGCACAGATATTTTTACAACTAAAGAAGTTTACCAAACAAGAAAAGAAACTTGCAAAAATTGTGAGTTTGTAATACTTAAAAAAATGTTGTGCGGTAAATGTTTTTGTGCTGTTTCAACCATAGCAATATACAAACCAAAAGAATGTCCTATAGGCAAATGGAAAGCTAGTTAGTCACAATCACTCATTAAGGAGTACGAGTCAACATAAGTAATTTATATGACTCCTACTCCTTTTCCATTGACTCTTAAAAATGAAAATTTTATCCGTTCTTGGACTCTAACGGACACTACAATCTGTGACCGATTAATCGAATTTTATAAAAAGTCTGATAGAAAAGAAATTGGAAAAATTATGAGTGGTGACGGTGTCGAAACAGTACGCACACATGTTAAAGACTCAACAGATATAGTATTTTGGCCAACAGATAAAGACGATGTTTTTTTAGATTATCTAGTATTACTGCAAGAAGTAGTTGATGAATATGTAAAATTATTTCCTAGATGTAATAGTCAAGCCGCATGGAGTGTAGTAGATGGTGTTAACATTCAACACTACGGCCCGGGTGGCGGCTACAAAGAATGGCACTGTGAAAGACACGGGGTAGAGTATCCTATTGTGTCTAGACATCTTGTTTTTATGACATACTTAAATGACGTAGAACAAGACGGAGAAACAGAGTTTTATCACCAAGAACTAAAAATAAAGCCCGTCAAAGGACTAACAACAATATTTCCAGCAGACTGGACATACACTCATAGAGGCATTCCTGCTATGACTGAAGACAAATATATTATTACCGGCTGGTTTAACTATTTTAAAGGAAACAACGTTGCTTTTCAAACGCAAAAATAATAAATTACAGCTAAGATGTTATCCTCTTAATCCGCACTTAGTTGATTACTTTCCAATAGAACATTCTAAAAAACTACAGCCCAAGTGGTTTAAAGAAATGGCACCTTACAAAGACGTTGGTGCACCTACTAGAATGCCTACTACAAAGATGTGTCCAGGACTACAGCATCTATTTACTGCCGGCATAACTATACCCATGTGGTATGATCATGTTATCGAACGCTTAGAAAGTGGTGCAGTTAAGGGCGTAAAGTGTCCTGCAAATGTACGGACACATGAAACTCATAATCCGGATCAATGGACCGGGGCTTTTCCAGGATGGACACATCTTAAGATACTAAGTCCGTGGTTTATTGTAGCAGATAGACCAGTACCTTTTGTAGCAATAGCACCAACATGGCATCAAGAAAATCCAGGAGAATATATTATTGCTCCGGGTATGTTGGAATTTAAATATCAACACGGTAGTCATTTACAGATGTTTTTACCACCAGTAACAAACAATCAAGCAAGTGAAATTAAAATAGAAGCAGGTACACCTATGCTACATTTAATACCAACAGAAGATGTAGAAATAGAACTAACGATTGAAGAAATGAACGAACACATTTATAAAAAACATGTGGAAAGATTTAATTGGACGTTTGAAAATTTATACAGACGATCAAGATCAGTATTGGAGAGAAAATAATGCAATTTATAAAACCAGAAGATATTATGGGATTGTTCCCAATCCCAGTAGTTAAAATTCTATTAAAGGGACAAGACTTTAGTCAGGCAATAGAAGTTTTAAAGACATTAGACATGGTGCCAACTAACGGCGGACATTATCCGACACATTTAAAATCATCTAATAGTTATTGTTTAGAAATGCCAGGTGTTTTAGAACTTAGAGTATATCTTGAATCTAAAATTTCTGAATATATGAAAGACGTATTGTCTTACTCTTACCCGGCGCAGTTGACACAAAGCTGGGTTAATCAAAATAGAAAAAACGAAGGTACACATCTTCATGCACATCCTAATTCAATCGTGTCTGCGGTATTTTATATGGACCTTCCGCAGAATTACGGAATGATTAGATTTCATAAATTTAAACCAGTTGGTAATAATACATATTATATGGAACCGTCTATTGATTCTGATTCTGCTAGCAAGAACTTTTATGCCTACGACTGGATTGATGTTCAAGTAGAAACTGGAGATCTAGTAATATTTCCAAGCTATCTAGGACATAGTGTTCCAGAAAATCAAAATGACGAAACACGATGGAGTCTGGCTATGAACGCCGTGCCAGTAATGTCATTAGGTGAGCGAGATATGTTGACTGAGTTAATGTTGCGGGCAACGCACAGTTAATCAAATTTAATATAATTCCCTGCATGTTCAGGGAATTTTTTTATGTAGTTTTCTGTAACAATATCAAACGCAATAGTAATACGCTCTTGATCACCAAGGTACTCAGTGGTCCAGTGCATTAGATAACTGGGGAAGAATGTTAAACTTCCTGGGTTATTTTCAAATATAAATTGTTCGTTGGGATTATGTGGATTCTGATACAGCGTTGATGTACGTTCTGTAGCAACAACAAAATGCCCGCCTATGTAACTGTCAGCAAAACAACTATGCCAGTGAGGCTGAATACGCTGTCCAAAACGCATGACATTTGCCCAGCATCCAATATAAACAGGTTGCTGTTCAACATTGATTTCTTTTAAAAAATTACAGTATTGTTCTTTAACGTAGTCTTGGAACTTGACAATGGGCTCTTCAGTCCAGTTAAAAATATTAAAGAACGGAAATCTAGCAGTTAAACTATCAGCTCCTAGCCCTGTGCCACCGTCGTGTGTTACTATTGGATTTGCATTAATAATTTCTTGTTCTTTAACTAGTATAAGCTGTCTAATTTCTTCTACTAACTGTGGATTATTTAAATTAGTTTCATAAAAATCAAAGCGCCACTCGGGCGCAAAGTAGTTGTTTTTAGGAGGACTAGCAAATGTTTTTATCATATTAATTCAATTAAGTCGAATACAGTTTGCAGTTTAGTACGAATGATCTTACTGCTGAAACTATTACGTAGTCCTTGATGTAGAGGCTTAGGAGCATGGTCTATAGTTGCCCATGCCCAACCTGCATGTTCGTTGCTTAATACTGGCACAAACTCCAAGTCAATAACACATAGATAAGTGTGAAAGTTGAATACAGTATCGTTACTTACAAATGTCTCAAGAGGAATTGTTTTAAGAATAGTGGGCATAAGACCTATCTCTTCAACTATTTCTCGTTGCAGTCCTTGCCACGCTGACTCACCTTCTATATTAGTACCGCCAACTAGACCCCATGTACCTGCGTGTTTACCTTCTGCTTTTTGTAGCAGTAGAAAACGTCGAGTTGATTTAGCGTAAAATAAGGCGCCACTGCATACAATCTGTTCTTTCATGTATGTACTTATTTTAGATTACTAGGCGCCAGGATCCTTTTGAATAGTCACCCTCAAATGCACGAGTCCACTCACCGTCTTCGTACTTGTATTGTACGCCAGTGCGAATGTTTGTAGTATAGACAATGCCTTCGGGTGGCACTAGTTTAGTCCATACAGCGCCGTCAAATTCTACAATACTATTAGCAGGTGCTGTAAAGGCATTCCATGCCGATGTATTTTCAGGTATATCATTTAACAATAACACACGTTGACCTTCTAAAGGTGTTCCTGGATTGTAAGTTTCAGGATTAACAATGGCATCCACTGTACCCCAATTATTACTATTACGTGCAGGACCTGCAATAACTGTATTAGTATTGTAGGTATCCTTGTCAAATGTAATACTTAATCTAGTTTCATTTACCGGATTAAGTGCTACGGTGCCTATAACTTCGTTGCCGTTAGGCTGTGTTAGAAATAACTGACTAGATCCTGCCTTAAAGTTAGTGTACTGATCTAATAACAAGCGCCAGTTTAAGTCATTACCGTGTTTTTTCCATAGCGTATCGCCAATGTCCGGTAGTGCTTCTATAATTGCGCTGGGGTCTAGTAATTCTGCGTAGTAATTGCCACCTTCATTGAACACAAATATATTAAACCCGCCAATTGTAACAGTCTCTTGTGTTTCAAATGTATATTCGTTATCGTGTATGTTCATTACAATATCATGAATAACACCAAGACGTTTGACCTTGCTAGGAGCACTGATCCAGATGGGAGTTTCTAATGTTAGCGTACCAATATCTATTTCGCTTTCTGTACCCTGTGGAACTTGCCTGCTAGTAAAAGTGATGTCAGTTAGTTCAACAACACTTAGGCTAGTCCAATCTACAAAGTTATCTGTAGTCTGTAGTTCAAGACTGGGATTAAACATCATCATAATCTGTTCCATGATCTGTAGTTTTTGATCTGTGTTAGTTGACCATATGTCAGCTTTAACTGTTAACTTGTAGGGCGTGGGCATTAGTCGTTCTACAGTATATCCACTGCCTTGATTTTGATTGTAGCCTAAAAATGCTCCGGTGTTATCATAGACTTTTTCACGTTCACGAATATGTACTTTACTAATATGCGTGGCATCGGCTAGTCGACTACGATCCAATTGTACGTTACTGATATAAACAGCAATACGTGGCGCACTTGGCAGTTTGTTTTCACTGTTGGAATTTAGTATACTAGCAACTTGACGACTCATATCTCCGTATAACACAGGCACAACAATCTGTTTACCAGTGCCGTCTTGGTATTTGTAGCCGCTTAACATGCGGATTAGTTGACCGACATAGCGTCGAATCTGACCATCATAAAACCATTCCATTATAGATCCGCCTCGGGTTTAAGTTTTCTCAGTGCTTTGCTGACTGCTTGACGTTGTTCAACAGACTTGGCAAATACTGTATAACGTATTCTTGTGCCCGCTACTGCTGTTTCGGGGATGGTAAATCCAAACTTTCCGCCAACGTTCTGATTGGTAACAAGTTGTGCTTGACTAGATTCGTTTAACCATGCCTCGACTCTAAAGTTGGCATTGTAATCCAAGCTAGTAACAATGACAACATTACTGGGATTAACTGTGAATACTGTAGTGATACTTGACGTATCAAACGGCTTGCCAACGACGAGAGTATCCCAACCTGCTTTGTCAATGCCACTAACAGCAGTATTGTTGATGAAGCTGGTCTTGAGAGTCTGACGTGTGTCAGTATTAGTCATTGTCATGCGGACATTGTCTTCCTGTTTGACCCAACGACTTCCGTCCCATAAGAATAGTCTATTGGGCAAGTAGTCTGTACGCAGGAATGTGTCGCCTCTAACAGGACCAAATGGAAACTGTATACCAAATCCAAACTGTGCATCACTGGCTAAAGGACCGTTAGGCGGAGAACCGTCTTCTAATAGGTAACCTTTGTAGCCATCTCTAATAGGAGGAGCATTAATATCACTAGCACGACCATCAATGTCAGCAATATTGTCAATGGTGTCGTCAACTGTGTTTAATAAACTACGGCCAGTTAAGGGATCTACTGCTAGTGTATAGTACTGACTAGTTTCATATCCGCTTAGTGGTGCATCGTTTTCTGCTTCTGCAATGACAGCCGCATTAACTTCTAATGATATGTTGTAAGTGCTCATTAGATCGCTGAGTGTATTTCCAGTATCCGGTGCCCAAGCCGCAGGATTAGGGGGTGTTAACTGCGTACCGGCAGGACCTACAGCGTTAATCACTGTATAGTTTTGTCCATTATATGTAACAGTTTGTCCTGGATAATAAGTTTTAGTTGGATCAAATGCACCTGCATAGGTGTCAGTGTTTGCTGGTTGGTTAAGAATATCTGCATATTCTTGACTTGCTGTAATGGGTTTTAGTTTGATACGATATAAGTGTGGATACCAAGTGGCACTAAATCCCTCTGCCGCACGATTGATTTCTTCTACTACATAATACTTTTTAATCGCAGCCGCAAAGTTACGTAGATTATTAATATCAGGAATGTATTCTTCACGTAGATTAGGCAACTCAAATACGTCACCGGGCATGATCTTACGCCCCAGTAGATCTACTGAGTTGTTAATATGCACAGTCATGAACACTGTGTCATTGGTTAAAAATAAGCCAAACTGACTTAGGTTGAAGTCAATGTCTTGTGTTTGATAGTGTCCGCGAAGTGTATAGATGTCTAGATCGTATTTGCGATCGCGATTTTCTAAAAATAACACATCTTGAATAGTTGTTTCCCCAAGTGCTTTTGATGGATCTGTAGGATCTACAGGCCCAATGTACTTGTGTACATGTACTTCTACACCGCCCACTTGAAACATTTCATAGATAGTGCGGTCAAAGAACTTGTAATCTTTGCT